AGTTCGCCATAGCCAAACTGGATTGCTTTCAAAAGCATTCCATATTTTATCTAAAGTGTGTTGGGAAACAAAATTTTTAAAATAGTCGATCACTATCCGATCACAAAACTGTGTGGAGTGCCGCCTTCTGCAAAGTTGCCTATTTCGTTGTCTAGTCTTTCCATTTCAGCCATACCTTGCTGTTTAAGGTCAGCACCGTTCAAAGTTGTGCCTCCTTGTGGACCAGCAATAGTATTAAACTTACCTCTTGCTTCACCTAACATTGTCTTGGATACTGCAAGTGCATAATCTCTAATCCACGGTTTTGCATATATGTCTTTGAATAAAGTTATATCAGGTCTAAAATTATCTGTATGCATCAATACTGTTTCTGAATCTGCTCTAGGTCTTTGTGTGATAGTTAATTTTTTCGTAGCAACGTCATAATGGAATTGGATAAATGAACCAAACAACTTACCAACAAGTTCTTGATAACTTGCAAAAGCATAGTAAGTTGCAAGTCCGCCAGTTGCACCTGCTCTTAACAAGTATGTGTTAGTGTATGCTAAATTGAATGGTTCAAATAATGTTCCGCCTTCTCCACCTTCAGTTCTGGAACCTACAGTTCTTCTATGTAATCTTCTAACGTTTATCACCTCATCTGGCAAAATATATGTATTTTGATTTTCTTTCAATTCAAGAAATGCATAAGATTCTTCAACAGCATTAGAACTACGTTGTCTATACCTGTTAATTGCTCTTTCTAGTGCCGTTTGATAGTGTTTAGGGTCTAATTCCACATCTATCATACCCTCACCTAGATTATTCTTGATGTAATCAAATATTTCTTGTTGACCTGTTTGAAGTTCTGACATACACATATTTATAGGAATGAAACTAACAATAAATATGTGTGATATGCCAAGATTATCGATTTTCAAGCCAGAAAAAGGCAACGACTATAAGTTCTTTGATCGTAACATCAAAGAGATGTTCACTGTGGGTGGAACTGACCTACATTTCCACAAATATCTAGGTCCGTACGATCAAGGAAACACAAACAAGGACGGTCCTGCAACTCCAACACAACCACAGTATTCTGGAGACAGTTTGAACGAAAGAACAATACAAGATTTGTTATTCTTGGAAAACAGAGATAGAAAATATTCACAAGATATCTATATCATACGTGGAATTTATAATGTACAGGATATGGACTTTAACTTGTCACAATTTGGAATGTTCTTGCAAAATGATACACTATTTTTGACAGTGCATTTGAATGATGTAGTTGAAAGATTGGGTCGAAAACCTATGTCAGGTGATGTGATAGAATTCCCACACATGAAAGAAGACTACTCATTAGATGAAAGTATTCCTATTGCGTTGAAAAGATACTATGTCGTAGAAGATGTTAATAGAGCGGCAGAAGGCTTCTCGCAAACATGGTGGCCACATTTACTAAGACTGAAGATGAAGAGCCTAGTGGACGCTCAGGAATTCAGAGATATCATAGGAGACGCTACCACAGAAGGATCGATGGCAGATTATATGTCCACCTATAACAGAGAAAAAACTATCAATGATCAGATTGTTGCTAATGCAGAACAAGACGCACCTAAGTCAGGCTTTAACTACAAACAATATTATGTTGCACCTATTGACGAAAGGGGTAATATTAGAACTGATAATGTTAATACAACAGACAGAGTAAGTTCAGATAAGCCTGTAAATGCTGTAATAGACACACCGGCGGCTAGCCATTATGGCTTCTATTTGGATGGTGACGGAGTGGCACCAAACGGCCATCCTGCAGGGTTTGGTATATCGTTTCCTACATCAAATATTGACAAGGGTGATTACTTCTTAAGAACAGATTATCTGCCAAATAGGTTGTTCCGTTATGATGGCAATAGATGGATTAAAGTAGAGGACTCAGTAAGGCTAACTACAACAAATACTGATGCTAGAGAGAATTGGAAAACTAAATTTGTTAACACATCTGGCACAACAACTATAAACGGCTTAACAGTCAATCAAAGACAAGCATTGACTGATGCACTAAAACCAAAGGCTGACGATTAATGTTACACTTTTACGAAGGACAGGTTAGGAAATTTTTAACACAGTTCATTAGAATTTTAAGTAATTTTTCTGTTGAAACTGGTAGAAACAAGGTAGACGAAATATCTTTAAGACCAGTGCCTGTTGTGTATGGAGATCCGACAAGGCAAGTGGCTAATATTATCAGGAATAACAGTGAAAATGCCCTTAATTACACACCTAAAATTGCTTGTTATGTAAGAGAATTAAATTATGACAGGGAAAGAATGCAAAATCCTTATCATATAGAAAAGCAACATTTAAGACAAAGAGATAAACTTGCTGATGGCTCATACAGTAATCAACTAGGTGCAGGTTACACAGTTGAAAAAGTAATGCCTTCGCCTTTTAGGTTAGAAGTTACAGCAGACATCTGGTCATCTAACACAGATATGAAACTGCAAATATTGGAACAAATATTATATCTATTCAATCCTGATTTTGAAATACAAAAGTCTGACAACTATATAGACTGGACAAGTTTAAGTTATGTTGAACTTACAGGAATTACATTTAGTTCTAGGACAATACCGGTCGGTGCAGACACAGAAATTGACATAGCAACATTAAATTTCTCAATGCCTATATGGTTATCACCGCCTGTGAAAGTTAAAAAGTTAGGTGTAATACAAAAAATTATAATGAGCATCTACGACGACGATGGCGGAATCACTAAAGGCTTGATTGATGGCACAATGCTTACACGAAGTTATGTTACACCAAATAACTATGCCTTATTAGTGTCGGCAAACCAATTAAGATTATTAGGAACTACAGGAACAACTGTTTCCAGCACTGATCCTGGTATTGGTACTGGTGGATCTGGATATTATACAGGTGCTAGAGATCCTGGACTAGCAGATCCTTTTGAAACATTTGGACCCGCAGTAAATTGGAAATTACTTTTAGATCAATATGGCAAAGTTAGAAACGATACATCACAAGTTAGATTGAAACAACCTAATGGAAATGAAATTGTTGGAACCATTGCCACAAGTGCATTAGAAGATACAATTTTATTATTCAATATTGACCAAGACACAATTCCTGCAAACACACTAACCGCTGTCAAAAAAATTATTAATCCACTTACTTTTGCTCCAGGCTCACCCGGAAACGGCGACAGATATCTAATCATAGACGAAATAGGAGATTCTACAGCAACAGTTCAAAGTTCTACATGGGGCAATTTGGTTGCAAGTGTTGGGGATATTATTGAATATAACACTGCAGAAGCAAGATGGAGAAAAGTATTTGATGCTTCAGATCCTGACTCCACACAACATTATGTTACAAATTCTCACACAGGCATTCAGTATAGATTTAACGGAACAGAGTGGGTAAAATCATACGAAGGTTTATACACTGCTGGTAATTGGAGTCTTGTCATAGACGGTGGCTATGTTGCCAATGACGATGCATCTGGCCAAGACGCAACTACTCCTTGATAAAATAGCAATAAATTGTTATAATAAATGATGAAAGAAAATATTATATGTTCTGGTGCGTTATTCTACTCAACATCAACAAAAAGATTTTTATTTTTGCAAAGAACTGATGAAAAAACAAAAGGTCTTTGGGGATTGGTTGGCGGATTAGCAAGAAATACAGAATCGGCATTTGAAGGATTGAAAAGAGAAATACAAGAAGAAGTTGGTGATACACCAAAATTTAAAAAAATTATTCCTCTAGAAATGTTCACATCAAATGATCAAAAATTCTTCTTTCATACCTATTTGATCGCAGTAGAAAGCGAATTCATTCCTAAATTAAATGAAGAACATTCTGGTTATTGTTGGACTGCGTTTGAGTGTTGGCCTAAAAATTTACACGCAGGATTAAAAAATACATTGAATAATAAAGCAATAAAAGGTAAACTTCAAACTATTTTAGATCTTATAGTTTAACCAGCACTTACTTTAAGTGTGCCACCATCATTCCAAATTTGACCCTTATTATTCGGATCACTTGTAGGTAAATCACTTGCCATAACTTTGCCTTTGTTATTGATCATGAGTTCACCGCTATCGTCGGGTAGATCTATATGTCGCTTCGTACTTGACTTGCCGTATATAAATGTTTTTCTGCCGCCCGTGTTCTGCAGGCAAAGTGGTACGTTGTGATGAGCATAAATGGCATTGTTAGCAACAGTCAATAAAGGTTTGTGCTGTCCGTCCTTACGTCCAATAATTGTTATGACGCTTTGGTCCTGGCCTTTTTTATTATCTTTGATACTGCCTTTGATCTGCCCAATTTTAAGTTCTTCTCCGGCATCGTTTAGACCTCTAAATTCAAGAACTTGGTCTGCATTAATTGTAATATTTTTTCCTACTTTGAACATATGTACGTATTTATTATGAAATTGCCAAAAAAAAAGGCGACCCTAAAGCCGCCTTTTAGTTCTATTAAAAAGTATTAATATTTATTAGTTGTTAGTTCTCACCACACAATTTACCAGGCCAATTCCTGAATCAGTTTTGCTTTCTAATGCTCTACCAATTACATGGAAAGGATTGATTGATTCTCCAGTAGTAACTGCTCTTGCAGTTCCTTTTACTGAACTAGAAACAAGTCTTTGTCCTTTTTCTACTGTACCTTGCACTCTTACTGGTACTCTACCTGTCATTGCAATGAATGGATGTGAATCATCGTTACCTGCACCGTTGTTCATTCTAAGTGCTGGTAGTTTAGATACTACACCAAATACAGTGTCCTGTAATTCTGATGTTGTTTCTGTAATCTCTGCTTCACCGCCAAGTGTTACAACTGCACCTTCTGCCATAGGAGCGTCTGCTTCGAAACGCTCGCCAACGTCAGAGTAGTTAGCCGCTGTTGCTGTCGCGTGTATCACGTTACATCTAATATCAACAAGGTT